TAGACGGCGAAGAAAAGACTGGCGAATTGGTTGAAACTGTTCCTAACGAACTCGGAAGAGTGCCCGCTGTCTGTGTATATGCTCAACGAGGAAACATAAGAGGCATAGGTGTATCTGCCATAGGCGATGTTGCTGACATGTCCAAAATGATCTACGAAGAATATTCAGAGATTGAACAGATCATTAGATTAACTAACCACCCAACTCTTGTTAAAACTGTTGACACAGAAGCAAGTGCAGGAGCAGGTAGTATAGTGCAAATGCCACAAGGTATGGATCCAGGACTAAAACCTTATTTGATTCAACCTAATGGCGCATCAATTGAAAGTGTTTTGAATTCAATCAAAAACAAAGTTGATGCTATTGATAGAATGGCATGCCTAGGTGGCATACGTTCAGTTGAAAGCAGACGTTTATCAGGTATTGGATTACAAACTGAATTCCAAATGTTAAATGCTAAACTTGCAGACTTTGCAATGAACTTAGAACACGCTGAAGAACAAATTTGGAGACTATGGGCAATGTATCAAGGTAGCACTTGGAACGGTAGTGTTGAGTATGCACGTTCATTCTCAATACAAGACAAAGCCAATGATATTGCTATGCTTAAAATGGCAAAAGAAGCGGCACCTGCAGATCCAATGATTATACAAAAAATTGATACAATGATTTTAGAAACAATCACAGACCAGAGTTACGCAGAAGTAAAAAGCGACATGGCTCCCTTGAGCGAGGGTAATGAAATGGTGCATCCTACTTTAGACAATCAAACTAAAGGACCACACATAAGAGAAATGATTATGCAAGGTTACACAGATGCACAAATTTTACAACTACATCCTGAACTAACACAACAGGATATCCAGGATACAAAACAAGCATTGTTGCAAGAAGGTGAGTAATGGGCAAGTATGTTCCAAAAGACTCGTGGATTGTAACCAATGAAACTGAACAAGAGATTCGTAGGATTCTTGGCGAATACAACGAAAACATACACATCTATGAAACCAAAGGTTTTAAGACAGCAGGCATACGTTCGCGTAACAACTTGTTAGATTTATATCCATTGTTAAAATTAAGACGCAAAGAAATACTAGAAGGTTACAAAAATCGTAAGATTGAAGAACATGCTAGTTGGGAAGGTGTAGAAGATGGCAATATATAGAGGTAGAAAAGTTACACTTAACAAACCAATGCAAGGTGATGTTAAGAAGTTCAAAGTTTTTGTAAAAGACAGAAGCACAGGCAATGTTAAAAAAGTTAACTTTGGACAAAAAGGCATGAGCATAGGAAGAAACAATCCTGTGAGAAGGCGCAGTTTTAACGCACGGATGGGTGCTGTGTTAGACAAAGTAAAAGGTCAAAAAAACTTGAGTCCTGCTTATTGGAGCATACAAGCCTGGAAGAAAGATTTTAAAATATAATGATTTTTTCAACATCAACAGGCGGCGCACTTATTGGAGAGGGTCCAAAAAAGGCACTGCCATTTAAACCAAAAGGAGCGAAGATCATGGCTATGAAAAAGAAAAAGAAAAAAGGCGGTAAGCGTGGAGGCAAACGCGGCGGTAAAAGATAAGTCCCTTTGGGAGGACTACTTTTATGGTATACGCAAGGTGTGTCCTTGGAGTTATAGTGCTTGGAGCAAAGGACTTATAGATATAAATCTATGGAAGGGCACACCTATACCGTTAGAACACTACGAAGCAAGGGTAAACATCATAGGTGTTATAAAACCAAGGCTTCTAAAAAAAATTGAACAAAGGTTAAATGAACAAAGACAAGATGAAGAGTGGTTACACAGTCACCCTAGTTTTGGCATACATTCAACACCAGTTCCTGTGCTTATACAGCAGGATAGACAGCATTTAGCATGGGCTAGAGCCCAAATGACTAAATAAACACATACTACAAGAGCGTAGGGGTAACACTCAACCATAACAAAGAGGAGATAATATGACGCAAGAAACAGCGGTAAACGAAACTGAGCAAACTGTTGCTCAACCACAAGGTGAAAAACAGGTAGCGACGCAGGAAACTGCTAAGGAAGTAAATAACGCACTTTCGCAAGACGATGTAAATCGTATAGTTGCAGAAAGAGTGGCAAGGGAAAAAGCAAAGTTTGAAAAGAAATATTCAGGCGTTGATTTGGACCTTTACAATCAACTTGTAGAAGAAAAAGACGTGGCACGCCAGACAGAAATGGAAAAGCGTGGCGAGTTTGAAAAGTTGTTAAAAGAACAGGCGGAGAAATTCACTGGTAAAATTAACCAATATCAAACTGAACTGTCTTCTATCAAAATTGATGGTGCTTTGTTAAATGAAGCAAGTTCTAATAAAGCAATTAATCCACAGCAAGTGGTGCAATTACTTAAAGGACAAGTTAAATTAAATGAAGCAGGAACTGTTGATGTTGTTGATTCAAATGGACAAGTTAGATACGATGAAAACGGAGAACCGTTGAAAGTGTCTAAGTTGGTAAACGAATTCCTTAGTGCAAACCCGCATTTTGTTAGTGCAGGACCAAGTGGTTCAGGAACTAGCAATGGTGTAGGCAAACAAAATCCTGTGGTAGATAACGATGTTACTAAACTTAACATGGAGAACCCTGAACATCGTGCTCGTTATAAAGAGATAATGAGAAACAAGGGTATTCGTGTTTAATTTGCTACTAATAAGGAGACAATATCATGGCGAATGAATTTGACACAGGCGTATCAGGGGCAGATGCTCTTTACGCAAACATAATGCAGTCTGCTTTGTTTACACTAAACGAGCAGTCTATTATCCGTCCTCTTGTAAGAAATTACGATATGACAGGAACACCAGGGTTAACAGCACAAGTGCCGATTTACCCTGCAGTAACAGCGGCAGGTGTTGCAGATGGAACAGATCTATCTAACTCATCTTTTGCTACTACTAAAAAAGAAATCACAGCATCAGAAGTTGGTGTTATGGTTACAGTAACTGACTTGCTAGAAGAAGCATCAAACGACGACACTGCCGCGGCAGTAGGACGTCAAATTGGTGCGGCAATGGCAGAAAAAGTTGACACTGACCTAGCGGCATTGTTCACTGGTTTTTCTAACAACATTAACAAAACTAGTGCGGCAGTAACAGTTGAAGACTTATTCAAAGCGGCGGCTACACTAAAAGCAAACAAAGCAGATCAAAATGGTGCGTTTGTTGCAGTGTTACACCCATATCAAGCGTATGACATCAAAGCACAATTGACTAACAACGGTGCAACTATGTCACACAGTTTAAGTGATGTAGGTAACCGTGCTTTAGAGCAAGGTTTCATTGGCAGAATCGCAGGTATCGATGTATTTGAAAGCACAATTATTGGTGCTCCAGATTCAGCAGGTGCTTACACAGGTGCTGTAATGACACAAGACGCTTTAGGTTACATGGTTAAGAGATCAATGAGAATTGAAACTCAAAGAGACGCTTCATTACGTGCTTCAGAGATCGTAGGATCAATGGCATACGGTGTTAGTGAACTATTTGACCAATACGGTGTTGGTATCACTTCAGACGGAACTGCTGTAATCTAATTACAATAGTTTTAAAATACTTGAAAGGGGCGGAGAAATTCGCCCTTTTCTCACCTTTAACCATAAATAACATTGTAAACAAATTTGGTGGTTTGGGAAGGACCTAAAGCACATATAAAGGACAGTATCCTATGACAACATTAGCAACGATCAGCGACATACAAGAATACGAGCCAGATATTTTAGATTTTGGCATTCCAGACTTTGAAGCAGAACTTACAAAAGCACAAAACGATGTGTTTAGAGATTTGCGTATTCAATGGTGGCCTACACAAATGGTAGGAGCGTATGATGTCAAATATCTTGCAGGATCAGTTGAACCTAGCGAAAACTTATACACAGCGAGCCAACTTACAAGAGCAACTGTATATCGCACCCTAGGATATCACATTTTCCCTAAACTATCAAAATTTGAAGTAGAACCAGATATCTTTGAAAGAAAGATGGAGTTCTATAGAAGAGAATATTCAGAAGAATTTGATAGAATTTTAAGAGACGGTGTAGAATATGACAGGGACTCAAGCGGAACAGTTACAGACGCTGAAAAAGAACCTACTCATTACCTACGCCTAAAAAGGTAGTAGGCTATGTCAAACAGAGAAGATATAATCAATAACATTATTGAAGTGTTAGAGGACATGGATGTTCCTAAGCCTAGACTTATCACACGTGAACCTTTTGACGTAAACAAATTAAGTCTACAACAATTTCCGGCACTGTTAGTAACAACAGGCAATGAAACACGAGAAGATAATTCAATGGGCGGCAATAGACGCGGCGTATTGGAAGTTACTGTAAGAGGGTTTGTTCGATCAGACGGACGACAAGGGTTTGTTCAAAGCGTAGATCAAAAACGTAATGAACTAATTGAACGTATTGAAGAAACTTTAAACACTAACAGGAATAGAGAACTAGATGCATTAAGAGCGGCAACTACACATGTTACAAGTATTGACATTGTAGATAGAGTTGCACCATTAGGCGAATTTGCACTAATTGCAGAAGTTCATTATTCATTTACTAAAGGAGCAGTATAATGCCAACACAGTATACGAAAATGATAGATAACAACGGTCAAACTATACCAGTAGAAAAAGACCGTGTAGAAAGATTTCTTTCTGAAGGATGGACTGTTTTAGAACAACCCAAAGAAGAAAAAAAGTCACCGGCCAAACGCAGTAAAAATAAAATTACTGCAAAAGCCCAAGTGACTTCAACAGAAGTTGACAATGAAGAAGAATGGGATCCATTAACTGGAGAAGATTGGGCAGATTCAATTGAGTCTGTTTCAGCACCAGAGGGTGAACGTTTAAGCGACATTGACAACGAAACTGCCAACAAGGAGGACTAACCAATGGCTACATTTACAGGCGAAAATGGTAAAGTTGAAATAACTGCGGAGGATTCTGCAGGAACAACTACCGTTGCTGAAGTTCGTTCATGGACAGTGGAACACACAAAAGATGTGATTGAAGACACAGTTATGGGCGACGCGGCAAGAACATACAAATCTGGTTTACACCAGTTTACAGGATCAATGGAAGTAGTATATGACTCAACTCATACTGCGGCTTCTAATGCGTTTGATCCAGCACAAGACGGGGCTCTTACAGTAGAGTTTTTTCCAGATGCGGCAACAGGACAAAAATTTAGTGGATCTGTGATTACTACATCAGTATCAAGAACTGCAAGTTTTGACGACCTTATTACTGCAACTGTTAATTTCCAAGGAAGCGGTGCTTTAACAATAGGCACTGTGTAATTGTAATGTTACAGATACGTGTTAAAGGCACACGTTCGGTTGCGAGAAGTCTTGAAAGAGAAAAAGATTCTCTTGTAACCAAAATAGCGGAAGATACAAAGTCTGTTGCTGTTCAAAAGACACCAATAGACCAGGGACAAGCGAGACGCGGTTGGCGCCTTGAATCATCATTTAAGATGAAGAAGATAGTCAACCGTGTGCCCTACATCGACTTGTTAGAAAAGGGCCGCTCAAAACAAGCACCTAACGGTATATTAGGGCCTACCATTAGGGAGATATCTAAAAGGAGATATAAATGAGTAATGTATTAGACAATGCAAAACAACACTTCAAAGGTAAACTGACAGGTGAACTTAGAAAAATGAAAGTAGAAGAATGGAAAACTGACATTTACTACAAGCCATCTTATTCATTTGCCGCTGAAGGTAAAATAATCGAACTGCAACAACAAGGTAAGACTGTTGAAGCATTGGTTGAATCAATTCTAGTAAAAGCACTAGATCCAGAAGGTAAACCATTGTTTTCAAAATTTGACAGAAACACTTTGATGCATGAAGTTGATCCAACTGTTCTTATCAGAATTGCAACAGAATTAAATTCTGCTACATCTGAGTATGAGGCTGTAGGAAAAAACTAAAAGAGGACGTTGATCTTCAGTTGATTATGCGTATTGCGGAAACGCTAGGCAAATCAATTGAAGAAGTGATGCAGTTCAGCGTCCTAGAAATAACAATGTGGTATGAATGGTTCAAACTGCAAAGTGATAAAAGCAAGGAGTCGATGAGTAATGGCAAGACAGGAAATAGAAGTCCGCGTAGTTGATAAAACACAAGCGGCTTTAAAAAACATTAACACAAGACTTGGTAAACTACAAACTGGTTTGCTAGGTGTTAATAGACTTGCGGCCGCGGCTGTAACTGCCTTTGCTGGATTTGCAACTGGTGCTGGTATTAAGGGAATACTTAATGCTACACAAGCAATGGAAGGCTTTAGAACACAGTTGACAACCTATCTAGGTAGTCAAGAACTTGCTAACGCAGAAATTGCTAGATTATCAAAACTTGCTAGAAGTTTACCACAAGACGTTAATCAGTTAACAGAAGCATTTGTTATCTTTAACAGATTTGGTTTAGATACTTCAAACGAGTCAATGAAGGCGTTCTCAAACATTGCGGCGGCTAACAGTAAATCAATTACACAGTTAGGTGAAGCAGTAGCAGACGCACTTACAGGCGAATTTGAACGTTTAAAAGAATTTGGTGTTAAGGTATCAAAAGAAAATGGTAAGTTTGTTGCACGTATTGGTGAAGATCAAGTTGCTGTTTCTACAAGCACAAAAGACTTAATTGAACAGTTAAAAGCACTAGGTGAAGAAGGTGGTAGATTTGGCGATGTTACTATTGGTAGTTTATCACTTGCTATGTCCAACTTCCGTGGTTCTATATTTGAAGCAAGTGCGGCACTAGGCGAGGGCGGATTTGGATTAGCAATAGCAGATGCACTTAATGGACTTACAGACTTGCTTACTAAAAATGACGAAGCAATTGATAAAATTGGTAATGGTTTAACCAAAGCATTTTTATTTGCCAAAGAAGCGGCAATACTAGTATTTGAGAACATAGGTTTATTAGCAAAAGGTTTTGCTTTATTCTTAGGTTTAAAAATTGCTGTTGGTGTTGCTAGTATTGCAACAGCACTTGCTGGACCGTTAGTTAAAGGTATTGTATTAGCGACAAGAGCAACCAAAGCACTTACAGTAGCAATGGCGGCTAATCCACTTATTGCGGCAGGACTTCTTATTGCGGCAGGTATTGAATATACTACAGGAGCATTTACTAAACTAGGCGAAAAAATGGGCATATTGGGCGACGATGGGTTGCTTGATGATATGCTTGAAAGCAGTAAAGAACTTACAAAAGAAATTGCAGGTCCATTAGTTAAGGCTGTTGGCGATGTTGGAAATTTATCACAAAAAGTAGATGAACAATTTGCCAGCATCAAAGAAAGATCAGCAGAAACTAACAAAACACTTACTGAAACAGAAGCAAGTTTAGAAACACAAAAGAAAGCCGCAGAAGCAATAGCGGCGGCAGAAATTGAAAGAGGCAAACAACTTGAAACAATTATTGCTGGCAAACTAGAAGAAATTCGTATTGCTGGATTGAATGCTGAACAACAAGAAAAACTTAAATTAATTAAAGATGCAGAAAAGCGTCTTGGTAAAGAATTAACAGAACAAGAAAAAGAAAAGTTTGATATTATTGTATCACAAACTAGTCAACTTAGAAAACAACAAGAATTACAAAAAAGTGCCGCAGACTTATTAGGCCGTGCAGGACTTATCGATGTATTCCAAGTTGAAAAACAAAATAAAGAATTAGAAAAAATAAAAGAAGCCGCAGTTAAAATAATCAACGATAAAGAAGTTGAAGGCAGTGTTGAGAAATTTAACAAGTTGATGACTTTAGAAGAAAGTTTCTTAAATCAACGTTTTCAAAACTTTGAAGACTATCTATCAAAACGTGATGCTAGTATGGAAAAATCTATACACAGACAAGTGTTGATGGAGAAAAAAGGACTTAATGAAGTTATTAATGAAAATGTAAAATACAATTTGCAAAGAATGGGTGCAGATGAAAAACAAAAAGAAATTGTTGCAAAAAGAATTGAATTTGAAAAGAAATCAGAATTAGAAAAAACACAGTTTGGTTTAGAACAAGCAAATACTTTATTTGCTGGATTAGGCAGAGTAAACAAAAAGTTCTTTGCCGCACAAAAAGCAGTTGCTATTGCACAAGCAGTTATAAACACTTACCAAGGTGCAACCAAAGCACTTGCTACATATCCACCACCATTTAACTTTTTAGCGGCGGCTGGTGTTGTTGCGGCTGGTTTAGCACAAGTGTCAACTATTAGAGCACAGCAGTATCAAAGAGGTGGTATTGCAACAGCAGGTAGACCAGCGATTGTTGGTGAAGATGGTCCAGAACTTATTGTTCCTAAACAGTCAAGCACAGTTATACCAAGAGAAGTTGCTGATGCAATTGATGGCATGGGCGGCGGTGGCAAAGACGTTAATGTTGTATTCAATATACAAGCAAATGACACAGCAGGTTTTGATGATCTCATTACATCAAGACGTGGCTTAATTGTAAACCTAATTAACACTGCTATGAATGAGAGAGGCAGAGCAGGAGTAACAGGATAATGGCTTTTTTAGGAAATTTTCCAACAACACCCGGATTTCAAAGTGTAAGATTAAACATCAACACTACAACTACAAACACTGTAGCATTGAGTGGTAGAAGAATTAGAAGTGCAGTAGGCACAACAGTATGGAGTGCAACAGCAGTGTTTCCTCCAATGACAACAACAGAATTTAGACCAATCTTTGCTTTCATTACAGAATGCAGAGGTAGCCTCAACAGTTTTGATGTTATATTTCCAGAAGTATCTGAATCAAGTATGACAAGCAAAACACACACAATTACAGTTGCAAGTGACACAGTAGGTGGTAGCACAGAAATACCTGTTACTGCAACAACAAGCGATGGTGATGAAATTGTTAAAGTTGGTGACATGATACGTTTTTCAAATCATTCAAAAGTTTACATGGTAAAAGAAACACTAATTGAAGATAGTGCAGGCACACAGTTTATGAAAATTACACCAGGACTTACACAAGGTATTTCAACTGGCAACACTATTCAATATGATAACGTTCAATTTAGAATGACTTTAGAAAATGATGTGCAAGAAATTTCAGTAGGCACAGAAAAGTTATACAGATATGAAATAGATTTTATAGAGGAAATTTAATGTCAAGAATAAGCACTCCATTATCTACGGCGTTTGCTGGAAGAGCAATAGTAAGTGCTCATCTTATTGAAATTGGTTTACCAAGTCAGTATCTAGGCAAGAATGCACTCTATCTTACAGAATCACCGTTTTCAGTTTCATATGATACAGCCACTGCACCTGATGCAGGCGCTAACACATACACCAGTGATGGTGTTTTATTAGGTGTTAGTGACAGTAGAGAAAGCGGCACACTAAACATTACAACTTGTAACGTTACATTGAGTGGTTTAGATGCAAACATAAGAAACATTACAACTATTCCAGGCATTGTTAACCAATCAATGAGTTTTTATAGAATATTTTTAGATGAAGACACATATGGTATAGTTGATGTGCCATTGTTGCTGTTCAAAGGTAAAGTAAGTGGATACCAACACAGAGATGGTGAAGGCGAAAGCAACATTACACTTACTGTAAAAAGTAACTTTGCTGATTTTGATAAAACAAAAGGTATAAGAACTAACCAAGGCAGTATGAAAAAAATAGATCCAAATGAATTTGGCTTTGAATTTAGTCACGAAAGTGTTAGTGACATCAAATGGGGTAAAGCATAATGGGTTTCTTTAAAAGTATAAAAAAAGCATTTAAGAGTGTTGTAAAAGCAGTAACCAATATTGTTAAAGGTGTTGTTGACTTTGTCGGTGACGTTATTGATTTTGTTGTTCAACCTTTTACAGGATTGTTTGATGTTCCAGATCCAAACATTGGTGAACAAAGTGCTCAGTATGCACAAGGTGTTACAGTTACAAAATCAGGAACAACAAATTCACTGCCAGTTGTTTATGGTTACAGACGTTTAGGCGGGAACATAGTTTTTGTAGACACACAAGGTGACAGCAACAAATTTCTTTATGTTTGTTATGCACTATCACATGGTGAAGTTGCTGGACTAAAACGTTTGTTTATTGATGACAATGAATTGCCAAGAAGCCTGTTTACAAACAGTGATAAATTTCCAAATGAAACTATTGTTACAGTAAACGCAGGACGTTACAGTGGTAGAGCAAAGTTACAATTTTTCAGAGGCAGTGAAACACAAGCACAAAGTAATTTATTGAATGAGTCTAATGAATGGAGCAAGAAACAAAGAAGACTAAAAGGTATTTGTTATCTTGCCGCACGTTATGAATACAAAAAAATTGAAACACAAGAAGATCAAGACAACAATCCATTTAGTGGAGGTGTGCCACAAGTCAAATGTGATATACTAGGACAAAAAGTATATGATATTGGTGCTAATCATGATGGCACAACAGACATAACAAATTATACCAGTGCTACAAAAACATTAAGTTACAATCCAGCAGACTGTTTGTTAGATTATCTTACAAATGCTAGGTATGGTGTTGGTTTACCTATTTCAGAAATAGACGGCGCAAGTTTTAAAATTGCACACAACAAATTAGATCAACAGGTTACATACTATACTGGTGCAACAGGTAAAGTTATGACTATGAATGCTGTGGTAAACACAGGATCAAAATTGCTTGACAACACCAAAGAACTGTTGAGTGGTTGTAGAGCCATTATGCCTTTTATACAAGGTAGATACAAATTAAAAATTGAAGATGCAGGCAACGACATTGACATTGTTAGCAGTGTTACAAATGTAAAATTTGATGTTGAAGAGAATTTTATAAATGGCGGTGCAGAAATAGTAGGTGAACGTAAAAACAGTTACTTTAACCAAGTTACTGTAAACTATGTAGATCCTGATTTGAATTTTACAAATCAACAAGTAGTGTATCCTGAAAAAGACAGCACACTAGAAGCAACTTATCTAGCAGAAGACTCAGACGAAGTGTTATCAGGAGAGTTTGGCTTTCCTACACTAACAAACAAGTATATTGCTAGACACATTGCTAAAATGATTTTAGAAAAATCTAGACAACAAAGAATTTTAAGTTTTGAAGGCACACCTGATTTAATTGCTGTAGAGCCAGGAGATGTTATTCGTGTTAATCACACAAGACTAGGTCTAACAAACGTTTTGTTTAGAGTGATTAGTTTACAAATTACACCAACTAGCACAGTAACAATGGATTGCGTAGAAGTTATTGCTACAACTTATCCGTTTATTACAACGGATGAAGAAGACATACCTATTCCGCCTAAAAGACCAGATCCTATTTTGCCTAATCCTATTTCACCACCACCAGTTTTACCACCAATTGGTATTGTGCCACCTGAAGATCCTACACCACCTGGTATTGGGTTTGACAGTGCAGGTGATCCTATTGATGATCCAGATCCACAACCAGAACCTATTATTCCAGATCCACCAGATGAGCCAGAGATACCACCAGTGCCAGTTCCACCTACACCGGATCCAGGGCCTGAGGATCCAACGGACTTTCCACCTGATCCACCAGAAGAAATTCAAAAACCAATTGAGCCACCACCTTTACCTCCACCACCATTACCACCTGGTGTAAGAGAATTTAGAGGACTAGGCACACAAGACAATGGTTATCCTGCACAGTGTCATAAGACAAGTGTTGCTGTTAGTTTTTCAGCATTTGGTCCAGGCGGTGATGCTAATGATATTTCAGGCGGAACTAATTTTAATTTACAGAAATATCCTTACAGTGTATTTCACAATGGTGCTAGAAAAACTGGTTATAAAATACCAAGTTTATATTTGAATTTACCTGCGGATCCAACTGTAAACTATATGCGTATTTTTAGAGGCAAACGCGGCAATCCAGGTAGTATGGCATTGTTAGAAAGCATTAGTATTTTTCCTAATAGATTTAACAATGCAGTGTTTGATCTTGATAGCACAGGATATTGGTCAATTGATTGGAGCAACAGTGGTAGATTAATTTATAGTTCAGATGAATATTGGGCTTTTGATTTTGTAAGAAATGTAAACGGCACATCAACAGTGTTGCCAGACAAATCACCAGACAGTGCAGTATTTTCTGAAGTAGGAGATGTAGTATTTCAAAAATATCGCTCTAACACAGATAAACTATCTATAAACAGTGATGGTAAACAAGTAGTAAGATACTTAGATATAAACAACAAAATAAGATATGGATCTAGTTTTGAAGCCTTTTGGAACCATATTATTCAAGTGCAGTTTCCAGGAAGCACAGGCTTTGCTGGATTCAGTGCAAATGTGGACCTAGGAGGATAATATGTCAGGCAACGGTTATTATGATACAGACAACAATGTTTATCTTGCTGGTAGTTCTACTACTTGGGCAGACCTAACCAACAATTGGAGCACATATGACAGTTGGCGTTACACACCTACACTACCATTAGAATTTACTAGTAATGTATTTGATGCCAATGAAAGTAATTATTTTAACGTAACAACAGATGTAGTTTACACACCAGTTGGCAATATTACTATGACATTGTTTTACGGAGACGCACTATCAGGCAGTGCAATTACTAGTCCAAGCAGTATAAGTTGGACACCAGGCGACAGTGTAAGTGCTGTAAAAGCACGTTACTTTCAACTTAAGGTTAGCATCACAGAAGACAGTGCAGGACTAGGAATAGCAACACTTTCTTCTATGCAATTCAATGCACTACAAGATTACGCAACAGAAACACTAACAGACGTTGCAACATCAAGTCTCAGTGGCACTGTTGGACAAAGAACATTGTCAATTGCTACAGGCTTCAGTCAAATTACAAGTTTGATATGTCAACCAAGACAATCAATAAACACTTATGTTGCTAGTAACTATGTTGCTAGTGATGACAGTGCAGGAGAACTATATATAGAAGAAGGTGCAACACCTATACCACACGTAACAGTTGTAAGCAAAGGTGCATCACCAGAATTAAAAATTGTAGATTTAGCAACCTACGGACAAACAAATGTAGACGCAGTATTGGACATACGCATTGAAGGACTAAGAACTTTGATTGCAGATTCAATTACCGGAAACGTGAGGACAGCATAATGCCAAGTATTACACTACCAGACGCAAGTAAATTTGATGCAGACACAGACAGATTAGATGATTCAAGACCAGAATTAAAAATAATGGCTGATGCCATTAACACAATAGGCACTGATTACAATGCAGGCACACTAGGCGGCGGTATTCAAGAGATTGTTGGTGGAACAGGCATAAGTGTAAGTTCACCTGATAGTGCTGGTAGCATTACGCTAACAAATACAGGTAGCACATTACCAACATGGACAGCAAGTGACATACAAACTGCAAGTTATACTTCAGGAGGTTCATCATCCTTAACTCTTTCAAGTGGTAAAAAAGTTTTAATTTTTAGTGTTAATATTTCAACATCACCTGGATTAACTTTGACAATTGATATTCAAAACATGGCAGTTAATTCTACAATAATGATTTTGGTTCACCCTATATCTTTAGGTGGAGGTGGCAATCACACTTATGAAGTTAAAGCAGGTGGGACTACATTGGTTGGTCCAAATAACATAACTTTAAATAATCCTACGTTGTATATGCACAAGGTAGCAAGTTTGGGAACTGGCAATTTTTGGTATCATGGACATACAGGATTTACAGCGTATGAGTCAAGTGTATAAAGATAAATTAATGGCGTCTAAGACGCAAAATAAGCGTCATACAAGCGTTTTTATATGTAAATGCTACAATGACGTTAAATAACAATGAGAGGTAAAAAAATATGGCTTGGGCAAACGCAGGAAACATAGTAACAACAAATTTGGACAGTGCAACTGATTCGCCAGCGAACGCAAGAGTAGATCTCAAAGCGGCGTTAGACGAACTTACGGCTGTTATCAATGGACGTAACACAGCAAGTGGAGTTGCTGGTTTAGACAGTGGCTCAAAAATTTTAGCCTCACAAATACCAGATGAAATTAATTCAAGTTCAAGCAATCCTCTTACACTAGATCCAGACACAGGCAAAGTAAAACTAGAAGAAATACTCAATTTAAAACCACAAACTGCGGCACAACTCAACGCAAGAACAGACCAAGCATCAGGTGATGTTGCTTATTGTTCAGATGGCGGTGATGACAGTGCAGGCGTTGGCTGTATTGCTGTGTATGATGGCAATGATTGGCGTGCAGTTCAATTAGGATCAGTATTATAATGAGTGATATGGCAGAATTAGATAAACGCCTAGCATTGGTTGAACAAAAATTAGAAATTATTGTTAACAACCATCTAAAACACATGCAAGACGACATGAATGGCATACACCGTATGTTCAAATGGGGTGTTGGTGTTGTGTTTGTGCAATTGATAGGTGTTATTGTAGCACTAGCGTTGATGCTGTAATGGAAGCACGTTATCTAATGTTAGATCCGCGTTCTTATCATTTAGAACGTGACGAACTTTTCAAAATACAAATTTGTCAATTTTGTAATCACGATGAATTCAATTACCAAAAGTTTTTACCCAGTGCAAGTTACAACACCAATCACAGCCGTGGCATAGGTTGGGTCCAAAAGTGTAAAAAGTGTAAAAAAACCGTATCTACAATAAAAAATAGACTCGCAGTATAATTACTAGTGAACAAGGTTATTCTTACTGACATTGGTCTAATCGTTGTTTATCCCCTGGGGGGTTTTGTCCGATTTCATTCTTTGGCGAGGCTGAAATCAAGTAATCATAATAGA